CCTTTTAATCGCAATATCCATATATTCCTGTTGCTTTTCAATTCCTATGAACCTAAATCCCTCTAGCTTAGCAGCAATTCCAGTTGAACCGCTGCCCATAAACCCACATGATTTGATCCCGAATTTCAAACCCGGCATCTTCAATTGCACAGGCCATCCTATGATAAGTGCGGCTACCGCCGAACGCTAATAAATGGCCACCTGGCTTTAATACCTCTAGGCATAGTTTCCATAACTCGACATCATTAGCAATGCCAGACTTATCCCAGCCTTTGTTCATAAACCCAAGTTCATACGGCGGGTCAGTAACAATTGCATCTACCTGTTGACCCTTTGCAATCAAATCCCTTATCGCATCTTTACAATCCGACAAAACGCAGACATATCCCTTGTCTAACACTATTCTTCCCTATGTTTGTGGGCTATTTCTGCACTTTTAATTACATGCTCCACCGCAGTTCTAGCATTTTCGGAATCAACCTTTTCTTGTTCAATTCCAAGTTTGATTTGGTTCTGATTAATTTGCGCCATAATCTGCATAAACTTAACATCAGTTAAGGTCTTCTCATTAGCAACTTTAGCAGCTTGGATAGCTAGCTCTCCTTCTTGTTTTTGTTGTTGTTGCTGAATCTTAGCCATCTCAATTTGTTTAATGGCCTCAGTTTGCTCACGCATTGCGGTTTCTTCAGGATTGCCTTGCTGTGCTTGTTGTTGTTTTTGTTCTTCTAATTGCTTCATAAACTGAACGGCTTGAGCCTTAAGCCCCTCAATACCTCTAATGTCCATGTTATCTAGAATTGTTTCTAGCCCCATAGTATTAATAAACTCAGCAAACAATTGACTGGACTGCATCATTCTAATTATTTGATCAAGCGCTACTTGTTTTTGTACTGCGCTACTAACCCCTGCTTCAACCTTAATCTGTAAACTATTTGGGTTGTAACTAAAGTCTACGCTTTCAGGATTATTTGGGTGATTAATAATTTGGTAAGAGCGCTTACCGTCAGGCTCCTTTACTGGTAAGCTTCTAGGCGTTACATAATACTTAGGAATTAAGTCAACAACTATTTGGGCAACCCTATTTAAGCCTCTAATATAGCCCTGTAAATAAGGAATGGCCGCAGCATTAGATTGCATTGCTCCTTGCTGTATGGCGACCCCTGATATTTGCTTATCGTTAGTTCCTAATATGGAATCATACGTACCTAATATAGTTTGGGTAACCTGATCGGTCCCCATAAAAGTCATATTAACAATGTCGGGAGTAGGGGTTCGTTGAACTTCTCTTGGGGGCGGTAATGGTTGCTCTGGATTATCTTTATAAAATGCGTTATAAACCAACGTAGATGCTTGCTGTACGTTTTTATAAGCGTCCGCATAATCCTCTGGTATAGACTCAACTGCTACCATAAATTTATGTTGCACCATGTTTTCAATTTCGGCAGCAACGGTCTGTCCTGAGAAGTTTTTAAGTTGTTGCACACCTTTAGCATGATAAACAAAAGGCCTGGTCATCTGCATTGATGCACCATCTTCGTTTTCTCTAATTACCACACTATTGCCATCAATAAATACTAACGGGAAGAACTTATAGGATGTTTCTTCGTGAGACAGTACTTTATCTTCACAAACCATATAGCGATCAATTGTTTCGATAATGGTTTCTCTTTCATCTATAACAATGGGGGCTTGTTCAATAAACCCTTGATTACCCCATAGTTTAAGGAATTCCTCATAATGTTTTTTAACAATAGTATGGCCGTTAGAAAGTTTTACGATCTTCTCTTTCTTCTTTTTCTTGCAGTAGTAATCGGCAACCAGTATGATTTCTTGATCTTGATTTAAATAGCTCCAATTAAAATCGCCTACATGGCTCGATCTTTCAAACTTCATATTGTCGGCCGAGCCTTTACCGAATTCTTCTTCAAAATCTTCTTTTGATTTAGGGATTAACTGAAAGCAGTAATTACCATCGCCCTTATGTGATTCTCTGGCTAACGGATCGAAGCCAGTTAAAGTTGGATCGAATACTCGCTCTACTTTAATATTTTGCTCAAAAGATAGCTCGTTAATGTAGCCTGTATAAACGTGGACAACACTATAACCACCAGCTAATAAGTCTGAATAAATGTTATACTCTAGTGCATCGTTGGAGGCGTCAAAGAAAATCTCTCTTAAATGCGCCTCTATTATTTCTAATGTTTGTAAAAATTCTGGGGTTAGCTCTTCAATTCGCACACCGTCGGCAGCTCTTGCCACTATTGATGGTTCTTGTTTCGCGAACTCGCCTCTTAGCCTTGAAATCATCGCTTCTAAGATGTTAAATTCTATTGCAGGTTTTTGTAGCACATCTAATTTAGTGATGTCATCGGACGATAACGAAGTCTGGAAGACAAACTTCATAAAGTCATTAAAGCGATTAACATTCTTTATAAAATATTCGTGCGCGTGCTCAATATTTTTCTTGATTTCGTTTAACTTATCCGTGTGCTTTTTAGCTACCATTTGAAATCCTTTTCTGGTGGTTGAACTACTTAGATAGATACATTCCTTATATCTAAGTTTTTAGTATAGTAAAATCTAAGGAAATAACTATAAATGGGGATAAGAATGGCACACATAGATACATTACAAGTATACAAAGAATATTTATCTGGGGGCTACACAGAAAGCCAAGCAATTACGGCTGTAAAGGCCTTGAATGCCTCATTTGACGGCGCAGCCACTAAAGAAGATTTAAATAGCCTAGAAAAAAGAATAGATTCAAAGTTTGATGCTAAGTTCGGTATGCTAGAAAAAGCCTGCATAGCAATAATTGTGCTGCTTCTGAAGGTAGCTTTTTGGTGATTCATATTTTTTCCCTATGGTTGCCTCTAGTGGCTTCAATCCGTTGATCTATCCAGTTGTCTACCTCGCTCTCAAGCCAGCCAACCGATCTGGCTGAAAGTTTTATAGGTTTAGGGAAAACACCTTTAGAGACTTTTAAATAAGATACCGAACCCTATTGTTCTTTATAATAGGGTTCATAAAGCCATAACGCATTGAAAATTAAGGAAATTAAGGTAGACTCTATTGTTTTTTGGGAGATCCTTTTTTTGCCCATTCTGGCCTAATAAAGCTAGCCATGCGCTTTGCTGTAGTTGGGTCAAATTCTTTATTACTTAACCAATCAATTACATCTTGATTCCTTGGATGCTGTTTTTCTTAGTACAGGCTCAGCTTAGATAATGTTTTATATTCTTTCATTGTACAAAAATGGATAACCAATTTCGTACAATTAAACGATGCTTTTCGTACAATAATTAAGGTTTTCGTACAATTCTTTATCGTTTTCGTATTATGGATAACAATTTTCGTTAAAGTTGTGCTATTTTCGTACAATTATTTAATTAATTTCGTACTATAAATTGTTATTTTTAAAAAATTTATTTGCACTAGAAAACTTCCTGTTCAGATTTTCTACTGACAAATTTTCTTTTTCAGGAAATTTATTTGCAATATCATCAATTAGTTTATTTTGAGTTTTATAAGGGGTAATACTATTATGTTCATCATGTCCTTTTGATATTAGCACACGTAATAAGCTGCCTATATGGTAATCATATATTTCTTTCTCCTCCACGTAGGAGCCCAGCTTTTTGAACACATCAACATTTGACTCTAATGAGTTATAAATAGCCTAGAAAAAAGAATAGATTCAAAGTTTGATTAAAGTTATGATTACAGTATAATTTATTTGATGTTCTTTATTAGCCGTTAGTAGTTCTGCAAAAACACTAACGGTAGCTTTTTGGCCTTAATTATTTTCTAGACCTCCTAATGGCTGTCAGTTTAGTATTAAAATCTTGCGCCAATGATTTAAGTATTGGTGCGCTTGGGTTTGGCTGTTCCCTAAATGCCGTAACAGGATAAGCAAAAGTTAAACAAAGCGCGTCCGCTTCGTCTGACGACCTGATTCCCCTCTTTTTCATATCTTCCTTTTTCTCCATAACCAATCTAGAGTTGGAATCAAAACTATAGCGTATACCGCATAAATCTGCATGTAAGCTGTCTACATCTGGTATTTGTACTGGGATATCCTCTAGCCAATTGGCGCACTTACCCCACATCTCAGCACGCTTATTTGAATACTTCTGGTCGTCTAAGCTTTTTGAACCAGCGTTAACCGCAACGACAGCCTCCTTGTGGCCTAATTCATTAAGCCTGTCGACAACACCAGCTCCCAATCCGCCGACATCAACAAACACCTTTAAAGGCCGATGCTGTTCAATCAATGAATGAACAATGCCAGTTACCTCCATTGTGTCTTTCTTGGTATAGCTTTGTAATCCAAATGCCACACGGCCTTGCCTAAAGATTATTGAAGTGCGATCATCACCAAATCGGGCAGGGTCAACCCCCATAATTAAAGGGCCGTATTTCTCTGCCGTTTCTTTTCTCGCTCGCATTACTATTGATGAATCGATAAATGAATTCTCGCCTTTAAGTTGGAAAGCCTCATTTGGATTGCATGGATATTCCTGGCAAAAGCTTTTCTCCCCGTCTTGACCGTTAACTGATAAATCAGTAATTTTAAATCGCCGCCAGGCTATCTGCTCTAAGGTTAACCGATAAGCTTCAATTAAGCGTAACTCTATATGATTAGGTTTAAAGTCCGGCGACGTTTGTCTTTTATATTCGTCTTGCCAGAACCATGGAACAAAGATAGCTATAAAATCAGACATGCCGCCCTCTGCTTTTTGCCACATCTGATGAAAGTAATTACCAACCCCGTTAGCGGTTGATTCCAATATGATCTCTGTTCCTGTTGCGTCTGGCACGGCTTGCAGTATACCTTTAGTATGCTCGTGAGCATTTGCCCAAAAGGCAATCTCAGAGCCATGGAATAATTGAATAGTACTGGAGCGCCCAACCGCTTTATTTTCGGCTGTTCCTAGTTTATATCCGCTATCTAACCGCCCAAAGATAAGCTCTTTAGAGTTGTTGGTGCTAATATCAGGCTGAACTAAGTTTGGGGTATTCTGATAAAACCGCTGCGCCATCTTAAATAGATTATTGGTAGCATCTAATGCATGAGTTAAGATAAAGCATTGTGTCCCCTTATTGTGGGTGGTCTTATGATAGAAGCGTCCGCCCACATAAGTTGAGTTGTGCGATACTAGTCCTTCGCATACGTATGTTTTATTGCTTGTTTGTAAATCTATAACTCTTTGTTTTTTTAGGTGAGTTATTTTGATTATTTTTGCCCAAGGCTTGATACCATCTGTAGCTGCCTTCCCTGGTAACTCATGCCCCAAGTGCCACTCATCCTCAGTAAACCTAGTTGGTCTGCATCTTGAAAATAACTCCATTATATAAGGAAGCCTATGGATATCTAAGCGATGTACTGGCTTATCCCCAAGCTTGCTGCTTATCCCAGAAGTTCTACGATCTAGAACTTCACAATAAGGCATCTCAATGCTTTTAAAGTATGCCTTTATTCTATCTAAAACTGGGCCAGCTGTTTGGTGTACACTAATTCTTTTTGTGCCACCATTTTTACCTCGCATACTTCCTTCGCCATCGATAATTCCACCCATCCAGCCATCCTCGTAAGATGACTTATAGTTTGGCGGCCGCATAACCACCCTTACATGATCCCCAACCTTAAAGTCGGCTACACGCCGCCACCTTTGCTCACAGCCACCCCTTTGTTTGCAAAGCATCCTATGTTCTGGGGTTACAACTAGTCTTGCACCATTATCAAATAAAATTTCATAAGTCTGTTTATAGAAAGTAGCCTTCGCTTCTACGACAGAAGTCCTAAATTTTCTTGATTGTTTGCGCCCTATTTTGGTAATCCCAGCAGAATTTTCATCACAACTAACTAGTTTATCTCCCACATTAATTGTTCCTATGGGCAACCATTTATAATCAGCTGTTAGCACGCGCATATCAGGGGAAAAACAGCAGCCCTGTTGTCTTCCTTTCAAGATCAGTGCTCTAACTCTACCTGTTTGTCTTCTTTGATCTTCTAATCGCTCATGTATATACTGCTGCGCTTTATTTAAGACAAACGGCGCAATCTCACCTTGCTTAGTGCGGATTTTAAGACAACGCGAAGCATAATGTATAAAGTTGTCTTTTAAAAGTTGGCGTGTCTTAATCTCGTCATCAGTCATCGTATGACTTATTGTTTTTTTCGTCCATCATTTTATCATTCCATTTATACGAAGCTTTTTTCCGTAAACTCTTTATAGCGTTATCTCTAATTTGAGACGGCCTCGACCAGCTCACTCCAAACGTAGTGGCTATTTCTCTAAAAGTTAAGCCGTCTCGATAAAAAAAGTTTATTACCTGCTGCTGCTTAGTTGGTAATTGTTTAATATAATCTGGCAATTCTGTTACGGTTATAAGTACACGCCCTTCAAAGTTACCGTTAATTAGCTCTAATAATCGCTCAAAGCTATGCGAGCGCACACTATAGTTCATCTTTTATCCTTGTTATTGGTGCTTGCTTTTGATGGGATTCGTGTTTTTTACGTATTAATTGTAATCTTTTAATATTCTCTTCTAAAGTAAAAAAGCTCGCCAAACTAAAGGCCAATCGTTTTGCTTGCTCTATCTTTTTTGCTAATTTATTAAAACACTCCGCTATATACCCACATCCTGTAAGTGGGCTTATATTTTCTAGCGTTTCCTCTATCTCATAGAGGTTTTGTACTATTTCACTTACCAAATCACTTGCATTTAATTCACTCATTCTCTTAACACTCCTTCTAACTTTTGTTTAAATTCTGCCAAAGTAATTGGCGTTACATCAATGGTGCTTGGTGTCATAAACTCGTAGAACATTACAGCTAATGCATAAAAGTCTCCTGGAGTTAGCGCATCAAATTCTTTGTTGTTTATAATAGGCGGCCAATTCGGTCCTTGCAGATCTGGTAATGGCCTCATTTCAAAAGCTCCAGCGCATCCTCATGTTTAATATTAACTGTTGATTCACTATGAACTCTGTCGCCATAAATTTTTGGTATTAGTTTTGATGTTAACCATTTACGAGTGTCAACTCGTAGTCTTGCGTGTTGTATTTCTTCACTAGTAATTTTTGGTTCATCACAAATATCTATAATTTGTTCTGCGAATAGATCGGCCTGAATAAGTTTAGCCTGTGCGTAGCGTGCAGCAAATTCTGGGTAATTAAAGCGCCATTCCATAAGGGTTTGGCAACAAGGAAAGTCTGGATTTGAATCACACATTCTGCGCATACCATCTGTGCAAGTGGATACCTTGTGGCAAATTTTATTTGCTAATGCTTCCGTATAATTTGTTGGTCTGCCAGGAGTGTGTTTACTTTTTACGCTTAACTTGATTGGGGGTAGTTTTGCTATCTGTTTTTTTAACTTCTCGCGATTCTTCTCTTTTTGCGTCATTGGTGACATCCTTGTCTATTGTTGGTTTAACTTCCCCATCATTTAAAGTAATGCTATCGCCACTCCATGGCTCGTCTGGGGTTTTTTCTAAGCCTGTGCCTTTACAGATGCCGCATTCACCCATTATCATCCCTAGTTTCATAATCTTTTTATTGCCGTTACAGGCTGTACATCTGCGCTTCATAATATGAACCTCCTTGTTATATTATAGTTTATTAATCATTTACAAAGCATGCCAATTATTCCGCCTAAACCAGCTATTAAAAATGCCATAATCCAACGGTGGTTAATGCTCATCTCGCTTCTAAGTAAACCAATTTCTGTTTTTAAGTCTTGTCTTGCTAAATCAAATTTAGAGTCAATTCTAGTTTCCAGATTGGCAATATCTTTTCTAACTAAATCAAATTTAGAGTCAGTTCTAGTTTCCAGATGTTGTAAATATTCTTTAGTTGCCAAATGACTAATAGCATTATCAAATGCCATTGCTTGATTAAATGCTTGTTCGTCTGGTATTCCTGCTTTAACTAATTCATGGTAATAAACTAATGCGTTTGATGTTGCCATATTCAATCCCCCTTTTTTATATTATCCTAAAGTACTTTAAAACGATTGCTACAATAATCGGTAATATAAAACCTACTAATAATGTGCTTCCTAAGGAGTACACGAAGAAAATTTTTAAGTCTTTTTCTAGCATTTGTAATCCATTAGTAAACTCATTTTTGGTTAATAATAAATCTTCTTTAGTTGCTAAATCAGAATGATAAACTCCTAAGGACTTTACCGCTGTCATTGCCTGAGCCTCAGTATAACCACCTTCTAAGTATTCTTTGTACATTTGTAATGTATCTATGTTTGCCATATTCAATCCCCCTTTTTATTATTATCTTCTTTTTTAATTCTTTCTTCCAGCCAAAATCTAGCCAAGCTAGATGGCGACATGCCCCTTTTACGTGCAAGTACGCTTAATTTATTACGCGTTATGGATGTCAATCTCACACTTAAAGGAGTTCCTAATAACTCTTTTTCTGTTTTATCCAACATTTTTATAAACTACCTCTTGACATTGTGTCGTTTTGTATTACAATGTAGTTATTATTACACAAAAACATAAAAATTACAAGAAGAGGCAAATAATGAGAACTTATACTATCAATACAGAATATGTCCAAGAGCGTCCGTTTTTTAACTGGATAGCCAACCTAGACAATTATTCGGGTGGCGATTGCCTTGGAAAAGGTGATACCGAATTCGAGGCAATAGAAGATTTATTTAATCAATTAGAATTGAACCAGGAGGAAATAATATGATAAACGGTATATACGACAATTTAGACATTAACGAATACCACGCAGATAATAGCATTAGCTCAACTGGTATCAATTTGATACTAGATTGTCCTAAACGGTATTACTACGAATATCACGTAAAACGTACAGAGTTAGACGAGAAAGAATTAAAGAAACAAGCAGAAAAATATAAGCTCGGACGTGCTGTTCATACACTTGTATTAGAGCCAAAAAAATTCGATAATACCTTTTATTGTATGACAGAATCAGTGAATTTATCTACAAAGATTGGTAAAGAGATTTACGCTCAAGCTGAGATTACAGCTAATGGACGAGATATTTTAAGAACTGGCGAATGGGAAGATATTAAAGACATGGCTAACGTTATAGCTGCACATCCTGTTTGGAACGAGCTAAAAGACGGTAAAGTTGAGCAATCTATATTTTGGGAAGGTGGCACATTTGATACACCACTTAGATCAAGGCCAGATATTTTTAATGATAAATTAATAATTGATCTTAAAACCACTGATTCAATTAAAGCGTTTTCAAATTCTATTTATCAGTATGGCTATCATAGACAAGCTGCTATGCAGATAGACGCATTAAAACAATTAGATGGTAAAAAAAGATTCTTTGCCTTTTTCGTAGTTGAGAAAAAACCGCCTTATTTAACAGCCTGCTTTACTTTAGACGAAGGCTCGTTAGCGCAAGGCAGACTAGAATATCTAGATGGTGCAGCTTTATATACTGAATGTGTAAGATATAAAGAATGGCCAGGGTATGAAGAAAAATTCCAATTAATATCATTACCTAATTGGGCAAAAATGAAAGAATTAGATAATCAAGCAGGGGGATTAAAATGCTTAGCTCAAATGTAAAGCCAATTAAACCAAAACAAACGTTAACAGAACTTTTAGCGGATACTGATAGCAATATCTATTATACCCTTAAAAATTCGATTTATCCTGGCGCTAAAGATGAATCTATAGGAATGGTTTTAGCATATTGTAAAGCTAAAAAGTATGATCCAATAGCAAAACCTGTTCATATTGTGCCTATGAGTGTAAAAAACAGTCAAACTGGTAGTTATGAATATAGGGATGTTTTAATGCCTGGTATTGCATCATATCGTATTGACGCTGATAGAACTGGGCTATATTTGGGAATTAGCGAACCTGAATACGGTCCAACGATAACAGAAAGGTTGGGAACTATAGAAATATCTTATCCTGAATGGTGTAAGATGACTGTAGAAAAATATAATCCTACTAGCGGTAAAAGCTCTTTCTTTTCTGCCAAAGAGTATTGGAAAGAAAACTACGCAAACAAGGGTAAAATAAAAGGAACATCACAAGTTGATGAAACCCCTAATGCTATGTGGGCAAAAAGACCTTTTGGACAAATAGCTAAATGTACAGAGGCTCAAGCACTTAGGAAAGCTTTTTCAGATGTTCTTGGTGTGCATCCAACCTTTGAAGAAATGGAAGGTAAAGAGCCGAAAGATGTTGTTAGTGTTGTAGATCTAGTTGATGTCGGCGCTACCGTTACTGCTGAACAATTAGATATTGTTAAAAGCAAAATAATATTGTCGGATAGCGAAGAAATAGCGTTATGTAATTATCTAAAAATTAACAGTTTAGATCATATGCTAGCAAAAGATTTCGCTGATGTTATAAGGCAGCTTGATAAAAAAATTGATAAGCAACAAAAGATTAATAGTTTGCCTATTAACACAGTGTTTGAAGAAATCAGCACAAATGACTTGCAAGAGGCAAATTAAAATATTACCATTATACTGCATTTTTTTATTCTTAGATCTGTTAGTGATTTGAAAGACCGCTAACAGATTACTCCTGACCTAAAGGAGCTTCTAGAACTTCTTTAGGTTAGCTTAATGAGAATATCCTAAATTGTTAATTAATCATGGCTGATATTTAGCCCTTACGGTCCTCCCTGGGTTTCCGTATGGGCTAAATTTTTTATGGCTATTAATGTCTGCTTTTTTGTTGTTCTAAGATTTTCCTAAGATAAGCCCCCTTGTTTTTTATTTGGATCCCTTTTTTCTTTTCGTGTTCTCTCATAGCTACAATTATTTCAGTTAGTGCAGTAAACCCAAACTCGTTAACCCACCTATCTACCGATTTCTTATTTACCTTCATCATCAACAAATCATTTTTTATATCAATTTGTTGCTCTTTAATCATATGATTTTTATTTAATGATTGTGATATATGATTATGGGTGGGCGCTGTGACTACAGCCCCCCTGGTCTCTCTGGGTACAGCTCCTATGTTCTCTGGGACTATAGGTAAAGAATTATCCACAGGGTTATACATAGAAATTGGCATGTTATCCACATAGTTATCCACAGCGTCAGTATAAGTAGGCATTTGAATAGCTACGTGCCTTGGAAGTAACGACAGGTTAATTTTATATTCGTTAGCTTTATGCGTTTGACTGTTGCCCTGCTTTATTAAAACTATCCGTTTTTTATCTAATAAAGCTTTTATAGTTCGTTGAATAGTACTCTTAGAAAACTTAAGTTCAGCAACTAGAGTGTTAAGGCCAGGATAAATATTAGTTCCGTCCTCGCTGGCATATAAGGCCATCCTGGCGTAAACAGCGGTCTCAATTCCTGTTAGTCGATACTTCCCATTAGAATCCTTGGCCTGGTCGCGAAATGCAGCCAGCATTAACATAAAACACATGTAATTTACTCCCTGTAAATAACTGACGTTTGGTTTGACTTTAGTGGCTAATCGTCTGATACTTTCCCTTTATCCATGCAAAATAATTTTGCCCTAGGAACTTAACTCCGCCTAGGGCGTTTTTATATTAAACTCTGTACTCTTAAAGCCGTCAATTATTAAGATGCTTTAAATATAAACAACCAAAAGATACCACTAGCGCATTCTAATGCCGCTAGTGGTTAAGGAAATTAAATGTACATTAACACATTAGACTGCGTTTTAAAATTAACTATAGTACTTGCTGCTCTTGATGGTTGTATCCGTTATGACTCTAAATATTCAATACCCATAACGGATGTGATTTAACCATCAGCTTATTATAATAATTCTTGTTCAAATATGAACAATTAAAAAGTTTGTTATTTTTTTATAAGGATTATTATGGATAATACATCTATGTTTTTATACCCTAAACAAGCAGCAAAATTTCTTGGTGTTGGTAGAACACAATTTTATTATTTTAGAAAACTTTCAAATTTCCCAAAGTCAAAAAATCCGCTAAACAAACGCCCACTTTATTTAAGGTGTGAATTAGAAGCTTGGGCAAAAACTATAACTTAATGCTGATAAAAACAATTATTAAGATGATGGCCTAGCTCTTAACACTGATGGGTTACTATAAGAATAGACTACCGCATCTGCATCATAGATTGTCACCGATTGTCCGGAAGAAGGGGTAGTAGTAGTTTCTGTAGATGAGGGGCTAAGAGTTAAAGGAAAAACCACGTCAGTTAAATTTTGCTCTTGCCGTCTAAGATGTGCTGAACAATGATACAATAATTCTGGGTGTTCGTGGTGTTTATGATGTTGTTTAAATTTAGCTAAGACTTTCATAACTAACATCTTATCTTTAACTTCACGTGGCAATGATGTTAAAGAGTTAGCGCTAAGAGACATTGGGATAGTTTCGGTATGTTGACGAGGTAATAACGGTGTGTCTTCACAGTTAAATTTGGTTTGATTTTTAAACGACCATAATAAAGATTTTTCTAGATCAACAGTAGATCCGTATTTTGTTAAAGCATTGCATCTTTGGATAGTTTTTTGTAGTTTCTTTTGTAGAAATTCCTGTTGTTCTAAAAATACTTCTAAATCTCCTTCGTAAATTAAAGCATCCAACATCCGCTTCCAATCGTGTGGGTGCGATCCAAAATCTTTTAATGGAGGTTTACGAAAATTTCTAATACAAAACTCTATTACTTTTCTAATGGTATCGCCTGTTATGTTATAGCCTTGATGCCTAAATGCTTCCTCTAACTCTCTTTCTCTTTGTTTAGTTAAGTAAAAATCAGGATCGCCGTATTTAAAATAACAAAAAGCTTTAGTTGCCATTCTGGCACAAAATCCTGTTATGCCACCTCCTGATGTTACAGCTGCGTATAATGTAGCTAATGACTGAAAATTACTTGGTATGCCTAATGCTGTTACTATACCGCTTAAAAACTGGGCAAATGCGGCGCTTTGATAAAACATTACACCGCCAGCTATGCAACCAATAGACGTAAGGATAACCCTAAACATGCTTCTAGTTACATGTTTACATTTTAATATTGCCTCTATTTCTTCCTTTAAGAAAACAAAAGGAAACAACAGTAGATTTATAAGTTGTGCGTTTAATAAATAATTTGCCATATTACCTTAAAGTATTAAGCATTTGTTTTTAGGCGGCCTCGGCGTAGCTTTATGAACAGTTACTGGCGGTAACTCTACCGTTGATGTTGCTGGGGTTGTTGGAGATGCAAACGTACCCTCGGTTGGGTACCTTGTAGTTGGTGCTTGAGGGCTGGTAGTTGGTTGTAACAAATCAAAAGTTCCCGAAGTATGAATTTTAAAGTGTAATCTACGGTTAGCCGCAGGACGTGCAGTCCACCTACAATTTGCTTTGTAATAAGGCTCTGTACTATCAATCCTCTCTATAAAAAATATGCGATACGGGTGAGGGGGTGCGCCCATATCTCTAATAAAATTAGAATAAGAATACATCCAATCATCACAAACTTTTGCGCCAATTGCTCCAAAATCTTTATATGACGGATTATTTGGGTTGTAACAGCGATCTCGTATTTCTAACCATTCTTGATACACTGGGTTAATAATAATATCCATAACGCTATTAGCATCCGCACTGCTACCGCTAGATCTAGGTTCTCCAGTATACATCGTACAGCTCTCCTCTTTTTTTATATTTTCAAGAAAGTATAGCTTAAATATGCTGACAAGTTAGCAATCTACCGTAAGATGTTCAAATTTTGAACAGTTAAGGAAACCTCGGAAATTTCAGCAAACAGTTATCTTATCCACAGGGTTATTAAAAGATTTTGTGGATAAGTTTATTTACAAGAGTGTATTTACTTTTAATTACTTTTATCTTACGTTAATGCTTATTATAATCATATAAATTTTAAAAACATATAAGTTGGAGTAAAAATGAGTAACGGTACATTGTGTTTATCACAAATTAGTAAATTAGTTGGGATGCATGGGGCATGTTTGCATGAAAGAGCAAAAGCTAGAAGAACAAAGACTCAAAAACTGTCAAGGGGGGGACAATACAAGATTTTATTAACGCCCGAACAAATAAAAAAAATAATACACGATCGATTTAATCCTTTAAGCGGGAAAGTAATTTATATAGGAAATTTAAAAGGTGGGGTGGGAAAAACTACGTTAGCATATTTAACAATAGAGATGCTATCCACACTAGGTTTAAAAACTTGTGCTATTGATTTAGATATTCAAGCAAATTTAACCAGACAATTTGATGGCATAAAAGCAAATCCTCCGGTATTTGCGGACTTGGTAGATAAAAAACTTAAAATAGAAGATATAATAATTAAATTAAGTCCTACTTTAGATATTATACCATCTTCGTTGAAAAATGGTTTAATTCAAAAAACGCTATCCCACGAAACACCAAAACATTATTTAACGTGGTTTAATTCATTATGCCTTTCATATTTACGATCTAAATATGATGTTATTGTCGTAGATACTCCACCCAGTTTAACCACTCTAAACTCAGTATTTTGTTTGTGTTTACAAAGCACTGATAATTTATTGATCCCTGCTTGTGCCGATGAGTTTTCTATAATGGGCATAGAAATGTTTTTAGAAGACGTAAAAACTATCCGTGAATCCTATAAAACCAATTCAGAACCAAAAACAAGCATACTCATAAATAAATTCTTTCAGAATCAAACTAACAACATAGAAATGTTTGCCAAAATAAGCAAAGCATATCCTAACTTGTTATCTAAAAATGTAATTAAAGACTGTGCAAAAATAAGAGAAACAACTACCGATAAAAAACATATAGGAGACGCAACCAGAAAATCAGAGCTTTTTGATGTTCTTGTTACATTATTAAATGAGTTTAATATTTTAAAAAAAGTGAAATAAATAATGTCTGTCGATATAGATAAAATCTTAAAAAAAGCTAAAGAATTAAACGCGAAGAAAAAAAACAAGCCACAATGTAACTCTGTTATTACTGGCTTACCGGCCGAATATAAACCATGGTATCAAGGTGATAACTTTTCTCCTGAAGAAGCTGAGAAGTTAGAAACCTCTCAGCCGCCGATCATGGAAGTTTTGGTTACGGCGGCCGTTGAGGAAAAAAACTCCCATCAAAATTTACATTTCAAGGAAGATAACTTTATGAATCATGACAATGACATAAAAATGGATGAAATTCAACTTAAAACAAACCTAGTACAAACGGAGTACAAACCTAGTACAGGCACAGATCGTACACAGATCGTACACAAACGTGATTCAAACTGGAGTCAAAGTGGAGTCAAACTGGAGTCAAACTGGAGTCAAAGTGGAGTCAAACTGGAGTCAAACTGGAGTCAAAGTGGAGTCAAAGTGGAGTCCAGATTACTTTCAAAATCAGAAACTGGAGTCAAACTGGAGTCACAACTGGAGTCAAAGTGGAGTCAAAGTGGAGTCAAAGTGGAGTCAAAACAGCCAAATTACTCCTCGTTAGTTGGGCTTCAAAGAGCTATCATTTTTTTGATTTATTCAGAATGCCAAAAAGCTAGATCTAAGGTTACCAATCCATTAACGGTGGAACATATTAAAGATGCCATAAATTGCAAAAAATCCAGCATAAAAGCAGCAATACGGCGGTTAGAAAGAAAACACTGTATATCCAGAGTTGCTTATAAAAATGGTAAGGGTGGATGGTCAAAATATACTATCCCTGATTTGTTGTTTCATGAGATGCTCCACCTTGAAACTGGAGTCAAAGTGGAGTCAAAGTGGAGTCAAAGTGGAGTCAAAGTGGAGTCCAAAGTGGAGTCAACCCCCGTTAGTAGTAGTAGTTATATTAATAATAAAAATACTACTACTAACGGAAACGAGCTTCCCGAGGAATGGAGGAACATAAATTTAGATCCCTTACAAGATATTGGCTTTTCAGAAAAACATCTTAGACAGATTTTTAATCTTAACCTCCCCGATGTAGTCGAGGAATCAATCAAGCATTTTGCATTTGGGCTTTTGAATAATCCAAATGCAAAACAATATACAAATCCGATAAACGTGATAATGGGAGTTTTACGAAAAGGCCAAGCGTGGGTTGAAAATAATTACAAATCACCACAAGAAATAGCACAACAAGAACTTGCGTCACGAAAAAAAGCAGAAGCGGAACGCTTAGCAAAACTCGCTCAAGAAATTTATGACGCAGAATTTAAGATATGGGAAAATGGATTATCAGCGGAAGAAATAAAAGCTATTGAGTTTGGAACAAAATATTGTGGCCCACTAAAATCTAGGTTAAAAGCATGTTTTAATGAAACCGCATGGGCAACCAAGCAAAACAAACCCTAACCAAGGCCACTTTTATCGCTTTGTAGCCGCCTTCTTACCCTAACTGCGGCTACCCTAGCGGCCAACTAAAAGAATGGCTAATAAAGCGTTAGGGTGAGTTGGTGTATCTGCACGAATAGTGACAATTTAGGGAACAGTTTTTGGTAAGTTGATACTGCTGCCCCATATGCTATAGAAAGTTAATAACATAGGAGAAAAATGCTCATGGAAAAAGAACCGCCGCACCCTGGAGAGATATTACTCAGGGAATTTATAGAACCTAATGGCCTTATGCCACACAGATTAGCCAAAGATTTAGGTTGGCCTTATTCAAAATTGGAAAAGCTTATGGATGGAGAAATAAACCTTACGGTTGATTCTGCCATGGAATTAGCAGAGGTTTTAGATATGGAACCTGATTTTTGGGTAAGCTTACAGGCCAAATGGAGTAAATGGCATGATAATCAAGCGTTAGTAGACGAGAACCTTTAACACGAAATATCCGTGTAGTAATGTGAGTATTGTTCCAAACAAATATACCACATTTTTTAAGCGCTTGAATCCAGAGGTTATGGCAAACTCAAGGTTTTGAATATGCTCTTTAGTTGCGATAAGACGTAAGTCCGTTTCGCCAGCAATTGCTAAATTACGAGCTAACATTTTAGCTTGGTGTTCAGGGAAACCAGCTTCAATAAATTCATCAGTTTTTAATAACATGTTTATTTTCATCCATAAATCCACTAAATCCGTTTAATGTTCCTCGTGGAACATATATTAATCATCCATAGAATGTTTACTAGGTGGTAATAATTTATCAATATCTATGCCTGTTTCTTTCTTAACAATTTCTTCTATGACTTCTTCTGCAAATTCAGTACCAGGATTATTAATTTTACCCGTATACCAATAACAAACACCAGAGAAAATAACAGAAAGAATGATAATCACGAAGCAAATTACCTTGGTGTTTGCCCCCATAGCAATAACTTTATCAACAAGACCATTAACGCAAGGATCGCTCATTTTTTAACCCCAACAAAGTTATTGTAGTTAGTAATATATTCATCAACAGTAGCTTTACCGCCAGCTGTATTATAATATTTTTTATAGTATTCTGCTTGAAGTTCTAAGGTCTTAGGGATAGGTTCAGACACCCTATGGTAGTATAATCTTGCCATAGCTGTTGCATAATAAAGATTGTATAGCATAATATTAGCCGTTGGGTTATTAGGAACATTACAAAAACTTATTATCTTATCTAGTAAATAATGATTAGATAAATTTAGATGTTTCCAAATGTCATCATGAGTGGCTGATTGCATTTGATAAACCCCGACAGCCAAAATGTTTTTTTGTAATGATGCATATAAATCAGGATTGGTACCTTCTTGAAATAAATATGTACCGCCTCTGGATTCTTGAGCGCAAGTTCCTACAAGTAAGTCTTCGGCTTCTTGGCTATAAAGATAAATAGCGCGCAATACTGGTTGGATTATTAGTTGTCTAAACTGTAAGTTATTAAACATTATTTAGGTTCCCTCCCAAGTACTCTGTAACTGCATCCATTGCCTCATCTAAAGAATAGCATACGACAGCTCTGTAGGCTCTGTCATTTAAATTATTAAGCCATATTTTTTGATGTTCGGAAAGGCGGCCTGTTTTAGATTTTAATTCTATAAACAACCCATGAAAGCCATTATAAGGCAAGGCCATGAATATATCAGGTACTCCAGGCGTAACGCCTTGCGCCTTGAGGCTTTTAGCCTCAAGACGATTTCTACTCCCCCCATTAGGGATAGCAAAGGTAACAAGACGTAAGCAGGGGTAAAAACACAGCCATTCAAAGAAATCACTTTGGATCTTCTTTTCTGGGATCTGTATGCTCAAACCTAATTAGCAGCAGGTGTAGCTATAGCCGAGCTTACAGCGTTTACCACGTTTTCAGTAGTACCTAAAGCAGCATCAACATCACTAATTACAGTACCAACAGTACCAGGAAGTTTCACTGAATTTAACATATCTAAAATAGATTTAGCTTCTGCTAAACGTCCTACTAAAGCATTGTGATTAGCAGCACTTTGTTCAATAGCCTGAGCTAATTGAGATACGCGTTCAATTAATGATTGCATTGTCATAGTTATATTTCCTTATATAAAAATGCCCTCCATCTTGAAGGGCGTTAATCGATAATTACACGGCAGGCGTTATTGCGATCCAGCTTACGGTAGTTGCAGCACCAGGATCGGTGCTAAAACTTACTGTTAATGTACCAGCACCTGGAACTACTTTAGTAATTGAAACAGCGTTAGTAGAGGCTAAAATAGAAGCTGTCACTATACTGGTTGCTCCAACGTTAGTTGCTGTATAAGCATTGCTTGTACCACCACCTGCGTATGCAGCAGTAGTTGCAGCATGTAATGTAAATCCAGCATCTTGAATTGCACCAACCGTACCAGTTGCTTTAACAACATTTCCACTTACTAAAGCACTAGGAGCTAGCACAAAATTAGCTGTTGTAGCGGCTGGATCGGGAATTGTAAAAGTCCTAACACCAGCTTGTGAGGCATTCGTTATAGTGGCTGCTGTGTTTCCTGCATTTGAGGTGGCAGCTACAACTAAGTTTCCTCTGTTTGCTGTTGCTGGGAAAGAAATAAAATCACCAGCTACACCGCTCGATCCTGCCTGGACGTTTCCAGCAAAAGAACCACCGGAGCTGGCTGGGGTTACTAAGCTGTAAATTAGGTTTGGTGCATTACCAGTAATAGTAACAGCTAAAAACACAACACCACTTGTGGTATTAACTAAAGCCATATCACCATTTGAGACAGTTAATAGGTTTTCATGAACAGCTTTACTTAAATATCCTGTTGTTGTCACAGTTGCAACAGAGTCGTTAGTATTTATAAAAACTAGATTAGGAATAACACCGGCTAACCCAGTAACGCTACTTGTAACTTGTAAAATTGACATCTTCGCCCTCCATGGCTCTGATTAAATTAAGGTTTAGATTTTATTGAATTATTTGCATCCCTTTGGTTTGTCGCCTTTTTTGCTGTTTTTTCCTTTGCTTTCTTGTTTTTTCATTTTAGAACTCCTTAATAAATTAATTTAAAAAAGATAGTATAGTAAAGTTTGCTTTTTCTTCTTAAGATGTTGGTTTTGGATAGCTTTGTTTAACGGCCAAGCGTGCATCATAAAATGCTTGGCATTTTGGAACTTCACCAGCATCCATAGAGTGCCACAAGAAATCTAATTGATCGCCAAAATC